TTGCTGCCTTCAGAGCTAACCATGAAAGCTATCCAAGACCTGAACAGTTTTAAAGAGGTGTTGAAGCCTGAATTTTATCCTTGTATTGCTCCACCAAAAGACTGGACTACACCCTATTCTGGTGGTTACCACACACATCACATCAGGGAATTGACGCTGGTCAAGACCACCAACCATAACTACCTGGCTGAACTAAAGCACTTTGATATACCCCATGTTTATGGTGCTATCAATGCTATGCAACAGACAGCCTTTAAGGTGAATGAGTTTGTGCTACAATCCCTAAAGGATATCTGGTCTACAGGCGTTCATATTCCTAAGTTACCACCATCAGAGAACTACCCAATCCCTGCCAAGCCTTTAGATATAGCTACTAACAAGGAAGCAAGAACTGCATGGAAGAGACAGGCTGTTATCATTCACACCGAGAACAACAGATTAGACTCAAAACGACTGCTATTAAGAAAGACCATCGAGATAGCTGATAGGTTCAAAGAAGAAGAGACACTCTACATGGTCTATCAGTTAGACTTCAGAGGCAGGGTGTATGCAGTACCTAATTATCTCAATCCGCAAGGGCCAGACTTTGCCAAAGGATTACTTACTTTTGCTGAAGGTAAACCCATTGATGAAACAGGTGCTTGTCACCTAGCTATTCATGGTGCTAACGCCTTTGGGTTTGACAAGTGTTCACTTCAGGCGCGTGTTGACTGGGTACTTGAGAACGAGGATAGAATCTTACGAGCAGCAGCAGACCCTTTAGCTGACCTATGGTGGGCTAAGGAAGCCTCTAGTCCCTTCCAGTTCCTTGCTTTCTGTGATGAGTGGGCTGGTTGGTGTGAAGAGGGTGAAGGCTTTGTGTCTCACCTACCAGTGTCTGCTGATGGTAGCTGTAATGGGCTACAGCATTTTGCAGCCATGCTCCGAAGCACTACCACAGGCAAGGAAGTGAATCTTGTTCCGATGGATGAACCTCAAGATATCTATCAGAGAGTAGCTGACAGGGTGACTGAGAAGCTAACACAGATGCCTGATGAACCACTGGCTAAACTTTGGTTAGACTTTGGAGTGAAGCGTGGGTGTACCAAAAGACCTTGCATGGTGTTGCCTTATGGGGGCCGCCAATATTCTTTCTCTGACTTTGTTATGGACTATATAACTGAACAGAAAGAGAAAGGTGATATGCACCCATTTGGGGAACAAGCATTCAAAGCATCAACATTTTTAGCTAAACACATCTGGGACTCTATAGGTGAGGTTGTTCATGCCGCTACAGATGCAATGGCGTGGCTCCAGAAGTCTGCCAGGGTGGCTGCATCTGAAGGGCTTGCTATTAGATGGGACACACCAGTTAACTTTCCTGTTCTACAAGCATACAAAGAAACTAAACCCTATCGCATCGAGACTAAATTATTAGGCAGTACCTTCAGACCGATGCTTTATAAAGAGACTGGGAGAATAAATAAGAACCGTCAGGCTAATGGCATCTCACCTAACTTTGTACATTCCATTGATGCAGCGCACATGATGCTTACTATAGCTGTGGCAACTGAGTTTGGGATACACAGCTTTGCAATGGTACATGATAGTTATGGTACTCATGCAGCAGATGCTGAAGGCTTGTGGTGGTGCTTAAGAAAGGCATTCGTAAAAATGTACACACAGCAAGATGTGTTGGAATCATTTAGGCGACACCTCTTGGAAGTACTACCTAAAGAAAGACATGAAGAAATACCTCCGCTTCCTGAGAAGGGTGCGCTAGATATATCGCTGGTAGAACACTCAGAGTTCTTTTTTGCGTGACACTATCCACTATGACAATTAATACCCACCATATTAGACCACCGGAAAGTTTCCAAAGGTCAAATCTAAAGGAGAACACTATGGAAGAAACACTAGATTACTATGAGAGCAGGGGGATTCCTGTCCCTTTAGATATACAGGTTAAAGCTATAGGAACCTATGGTTTTATCATTGAAAATAACTATCCACTAGAGGATTTAATGTATGTCGAAAGACTATGTAGGGGTCACAACCCCAGCGGGAATAGCTATCTATCCCCATCTCACGCAGCCTGATACCAAGTTTAACGCCATGGGTGAGTACAAGGTGAGCCTATCTCTTACTGAGGACGAGGCCGCACCTCTCATTGAAAAGGTTGATGAGGTAATGGAGCAAGCTAAGGAGTTAATACCTAAAGGCAAACGCCCGAAGGTAGCAGATGCACCTTACTTTGCTGAGTTGGATGACGAAGGCCAGGAGACTGGACGAGTTGTCTTTAAATTTAAAATGAAGGCTAAGGTAAACACTAAAGATGGACGTACTATTGAGATGAGTCCAAGACTGTTTGATGCCCAAGGCACACTACTGACTGACGTTAAGTCTCTCTGGGGTGGGTCAATCTTACGCATCTCAGCAGACCTTATTCCTTATTATGTAGCAGCAGTAGGTGCTGGCGCATCAATACGACTCAAGGCTGTACAAATCATTGAGCTTAAGACAGGTGGGGATACTGATGCGACAAACTACGGCTTCTCAGCTACGGAAGGCTTTACCACACAGCAAGAAGAAGCTGCTCAAGACCAAGGGTTTGAAGATGACGAAGACTTTTAGAAGAAGAAAGTCCTCAATCTTCAGGAGCGGCCTTGAAGAGAAGGTTGCTGGAGAACTGGCAGAACTTGGGGTGGCGTTTCATTACGAACCCCCAGGTTGGGTCATTTACCAGAAGCCTAACTCTAGGTACAAGCCTGACTTTGTTCTACCTAATGGAATCATTGTTGAAACTAAAGGGCAGTTCCTAAGTAGCGACAGGTCTAAACACAAGCTCATCAAAGCGCAGAACCCTGCGTTAGACATCAGGTTTGTATTCAGCAACTCACGAACAAGAATCGGAAGTAAATCTAAAACAACCTATGCAATGTGGTGTGAGCGTTTGGGATTCCAATACGCAGATAAGAGCATCCCGTCAGCATGGATTAAAGAGAGACTTCCTGCAAAAACACGACAGATTACGGAGGGATTATGCAAGGGCGTAAGAGGACGAAAGAAATAATTATCCATTGCGCTGCAACGAAACCGACACAGGATATAGATGCTAGAGATATCGACCGCTGGCATAAACAAAAGGGGTGGCTGAAGATTGGCTACCACTTTGTTATTAAACGTGATGGCACGATTGAAATAGGTAGAGGTATAGACCACGTAGGCGCACACGCCAGAGGACACAACAGTTATTCAGTTGGTGTCTGTCTGGTGGGTGGCCTGAACGAACAGGCAGAGCCTGAAGGAGACTTCACAGATGCTCAGTGGGTGATGCTTAGGCTCTTGGTAGATGGACTAGCAACCAAATACCCAGAGGCAAAAGTTATTGGTCACAATACAATCTCTGATAAAGCGTGTCCATCATTTGATGTTGGAGTCTGGAATGATAGAGGAAACTGATGATTCCACTTTCATAGCGCATGAAGCATGTCCAGAGTGCGGCTCAAGAGATAACTTGGGTCGCTACTCTGATGGTCATGGTCATTGCTTTGGGTGTGGATACTACGAGAAGGCAGCTACGATGGAGTTAATAGAAGATTCCCCCCTCAATGAGGAAAGGGAAGAAGTAAACCCGTTATTAATTAATAGGTTCGATAGTACAATAAAAGCACTCCCTAAACGCAGTATCACTGAAGATACTTGCAGAAAGTTTGACTACCGTGTTGCAAAACACAACGGGAAGACCTGTCAGGTAGCGAACTATTATAAAGATGGAAAGGTTGTGGCACAGAAACTTAGGTATGCCGATAAATCATTCCAATGGATAGGCCCAGCGAAAGACTGTGGTCTGTACGGAGAGTGGCTGTGGCGTGACGGTGGTAAGATGGTATGTGTTACCGAAGGTGAACTAGATGCTCAGTCAATCTCACAGGTGCAAGGCAATAAGTGGCCCGTAGTCTCTGTCAAGACTGGCGCACAAGGGGCTAAGAAGGACATACAGAAGTCTCTTGAGTGGCTCCAGAAGTTTGAGTCTGTTGTCTTTATGTTTGACATGGATGATGCTGGGCAGAAAGCAGCTAAGGCATGTGCCTCAGTACTCTCACCAGGTAAGGCAAAGATTGCAGCGCTCCCTCTAAAGGATGCTAATGAGATGCTTGTTAAGGGTAAGTCTAAGGAACTAATTAGTGCCATGTGGGAAGCCAAGGTTTACAGACCTGATGGTATCGTTGCAGGTGATGACCTATGGACAGCAATCTCTACTCAAGAAGTAGTGCATAGTGTTGACTACCCATACCAAGGATTGAATGAAAAAACAAGGGGGCTTAGGAGGTCTGAGCTTACTACTATCACAGCAGGTTCAGGTATTGGTAAGTCTAACTTAGCTAGAGAGATAGGCTATCACCTAATTAAAATAGGTGAGCGCGTTGGTTTTATCATGCTAGAAGAGACAGTAAAGCGTACAGCATTAGGTCTAATGGGGTTACACCTCGACAGACCTTTACACTTAGGAGTTGAGGATGTTAAGAGTGAAGAATTAAGAGGTGCTTATGATAGTGTTATAGGTAATGGCAGTACATATTTCTATGATTCCTTTGGTTCTACACAGATTGATAACCTCTTAAATCGAGTACGTTTCTTGGCACAAGGGTGTGAATGTTCTTGGATTATACTTGACCACCTTTCTATTGTTGTGTCTGGACTAGGTGATGGTGACGAGAGAAGGCTTATTGACAATGCCATGACTGCCCTGCGTACCCTTGTCCAAGAGACAGGCGTAGGGTTGATACTGGTGTCCCACCTCAAGCGTCCCAGTGGTGACAGAGGACATGAGGAAGGCGCACAGACGAGTTTGTCTCAGTTGCGTGGTAGCCATGCCATAGCCCAGCTATCTGACATGGTAATATCTTTAGAGCGTGACCAGCAAGGTGAGCAATCTAATACTACAACAGTGAGGGTACTTAAGAATCGTTTTAGTGGTGAGACAGGCATAGCTTGTCATGTCAAATACAATCCAGAGACGGGACGTTTGCTTGAGTGCAATCCAGAATTTAATGAGGTGATTGATGAGTTCTAATACAAATATTTATTTATATAAAACAGAGTGTGCAGAAGATGGCTTAGCAGCGTGGGAGATGTCGCTTGATGAGTTCTGTGAAGAGTTTCTAGTACTTCAGTCTGATGGTGAGGGGATACTTAAAGACGCTATTCCTTTTCCTACTGAAGAAGAAAGGGACAATGACTTAAGACAATACTTAGCTGAATGTGAGTGTTGTGAGGCGTAAGGAGAACTCAATGTCTAATTATAGTGAAGATGATTATGTCACCTTGCTACAAGCCGATGGTTTTGAGTCAGCAATCATCGGGGTGGTTGAACGTATAGGCAACAAACCTTGCCTTGCTTATTCTTATGAGCGTTGTGTGGACATACTAATGCAGCAAGCTGAAATGGACTATGAGATGGCTGTGGAGTACATGGAGTTTAATGTGTGCGGTGCTTATGTAGGCGAACAAACACCCGTCTTTATACGTGAAGTGCCTAAGAAGATATGGGAGGAGTATAATGCCTAGTTATATATTTGACTTAGAGACTGATGGCCTCCTCGATGACGTAACCAAGATACACTGTATGGTTATCAAGGATATAGATACTGGGGAAGCCACGGGATACACAGGTGAAGGCGTGTGGACTGAAGGTATCCCCAAGCTAGAGAAGGCTGACATGATATGCGGCCATAACATTATTAAGTACGACATCCCTGTGTTGAAGAAGCTGGGCACTTTTAATCCGAAAGGAATCACAAGAGACACCTTGGTTTGTACTAGGCTCATTTGGGCTGACATTAAGCAAGGTGACTTCACACGAACAGACTTTCCTAGAAAGCTGATAGGTAGTCATAGCCTAGCTGCATGGGGTCACCGCTTAGGTAATTACAAAGGTGACTATGATGGTGGCTGGGAAGAATACTCTGATGAGATGCTGGAGTATTGCTTTCAGGATGTTGAAGTAACCAACACACTTTGGCAGAAGATAGTTGCCAAGAATTATTCTGAACAATCAATCGCGCTAGAACATGAAGTTGCTGAGATTATTTTCAGGCAAGAGACTGCTGGATTTGCCTTTAACGCAGAGGCTGCTGGTAAGTTATATGCTAAGTTATCAGGAAGAAAGTGGGAACTTGGAAACGAGCTTAAAGCATCATTCCCAAGCTGGGAAATTAGGACACCGTTTATACCGAAGGTCAACAACAAGACGAGAGGATATGTGAAGGGTGTCAAGACCTACAAGGTCAAGACTATCGAGTTCAATCCAGGTAGCCGTGACCATGTAGCCAACCGACTAACAACACTCAGAGGTTGGGAGCCTAAAGACTTTACCAACGATGGCAAGCCGAAGGTTGACGAGCAGGTTCTATCCACATTGCCTTACCCAGAGGCAAAGCTGTTAGTAGAATACTACACACTTATCAAACGCTTAGGGCAGCTTGGAGATGGCCGACAAGCATGGCTAAAGGTTGAGCGAGGTGGGCGTATCCACGGAAGTTGTAACACAAATGGAGCCGTCACAGGGAGGGCAACACATGCCTACCCTAACGTGGCACAGGTTCCGTCCGTGGGTGCGCCCTATGGGGAGGAGTGTCGAGAACTGTTTACCGTACCCAGAGGCAAGAAGCTAGTAGGTGTCGATGTGTCTGGGCTAGAGCTTAGGTGCTTGGCGCATTACATGGCTAAGTATGATGGTGGTGCTTATGGTGAGACTGTTGTGAATGGTGACATACACACCACAAACCAAAAGGCAGCGGGACTGGCAACTCGTCCTCAAGCCAAGACGTTCATCTATGGATTCCTGTATGGTGCAGGTGTAGGTAAGTTAGGAGAGATTGTTGGTAAGGGGGCTAAGGAAGGTGCGATTCTAAAGAAGAGATTCTTAGCAAAGCTCCCTGCACTAGCAAAACTTATAGGACGTGTACAGGCAGCCGCTGAACGTGGCTATCTAGTGGGTTTGGATGGGAGGTACTTGAAGGTAAGGTCACCACACGCGGCCCTCAATGTGTTACTCCAGTCAGCAGGTGCATTGATATGTAAGCAATGGATGGTGGAGTTTGACAAGGCCTTGAAGGAGAGAGGACTATCGGAGTCATGTCTACAGGTAGCTTGGGTACATGACGAAATACAATTAGAGACAAAGGAAGACATGGCTAATGAAATTGGAGAAATCGCAATTGAATGTATTAAACGAGCAGGAGAATATTTTAAAATCAGATGTGAACTTACAGGAGAATACAACATCGGAGATAACTGGGCTGAAACCCACTAAGAAGAACAGAAAGAAGTTTGACTTAGACTTAGCGTATGGTCAGATGCACGAAGATAAAGTGTTAGATATGCTAGAGAATAAAAAGATTGAGGTTAAGACAGAGAGAGGTATGTGGGCCAAGACAGGCAACATAGCAATTGAGTTTGAATCTTATGGTAAACCCTCTGGTATTAATGCCACTGAATCTGATTATTGGTTTCATCGTTTAGCAATAGAAGATGATGTATATTGTACGCTAGTGTTTGATACTAAGACGCTTAAGAAGATAGTGGAAGAACTTGATGACCATCGTGTCGTTAAGGGAGGAGATAACTGGGCATCTAAGATGTACCTAGTAAACCTATCCAAACTGTTCTCTACAGATACGCTAAAGGTTTATAGACAACTATCCACGGAGGCAACAAATGAAACGAACACTACTAATTGACGGAGACATTATCGTATTTAGATATTCTTCTGTCGTAGAGCATGAGGTGGACTGGGGCGATGACGTATGGTCACTCTGGGCAGACGCTAAGGAAGCCAAGCAGTTAATCCTACAATACCTAGAACACCTGGTAGAGATGACAGCAGCAGATGATTTTATATTCTGCTTCAGTGACAAGGATAACTTTAGAAAAGGCATTCACCCTAATTATAAAGGCAACAGGAAAGGGAAGCGCAAACCCACTTGCTATAAAGGTATAAAGGCTTGGATAGAATCTAAGTACAAGACTGAGCAATACCCTGCATTAGAAGGTGATGATGTTATGGGCATCTTAGCTACATCTGGTAAGTACGAAGAGACTGTAATTGTATCTGAAGATAAAGACATGAAGACCATACCTGGACTCTTATGGAGAGCCGCAGAAATGGAGGACATCTCAGAGGAAGATGCTGATTACTTCCATCTTTATCAAACCTTAGTAGGCGATACAGTTGACGGTTATACAGGTCTTAGAGGTGTAGGTGATAAGAGAGCCACAGTGCTTCTTGAAGAACCTACATGGGATACTGTAGTAAAGGCGTATGAGAAAGCCGGATACACAGAGGATGATGCGTTAGTACAAGCTAGGTTAGCTAAGATACTTAGAGCATCTGATTATGACTTTTCTAAAGGAGAACCAATACCATGGCTTCCACAATAAATGATATTAGTCCTACACAGTGGGATGCTATTACTAAAGAATGGAACAAGACTGTAAAGAAGGCGGCTGTACAGGGTGAAACTAAACCTGCTTCTGTTAAAGAACATCAACCTATTAAACCCTACAAGTTACCTATAGATGCTCAACAGCGTAAGAACCTTCCTATCTATACTGGGTTCGTTAAATATTT